ATAGGCAATTAAAAGGAATATAAGGGTCATAGGGCGAATATTCTTGGACAACCAAGAGTCAGATGCCATATCTGCCTGAACACGCTGTGTGAGGTTGTTTTGTTCGGTTTTGTATAACTCGGTTTCGTTAGCCATCTTTGCTAACTCACCATCTTGAGCCAACTTGGTTAATTCCAACTGAGCCTTGGCCTTCTGCTCTGGGTCAGGGATCAGTTTGTCAATGAGCTTGCCGCCCACATTTAAAAGTGCATCTAGTCCGATCATTTTTCTTCCGATTTGTCAAAAGTTTGTGAAAGTTTAATACCCGCCAATAGGCCTATGAAACCCCCAGTAATGGTCTGAAGTACGGGAGTAATCTCTTTAAAAACTTCCGAGTTGTCAACGTCAGCAGAATACAAGCCCATCAACAAAGCAAAGATAATGCCAAGCATGACTAGGCAAAGGGTGGCAGTAACCATCAAGGTCACAGAAAAGGTAAGTTTTTCTCTTAGATCGCTCATTTAATTCTCACGCTAGTTGGTCAATGTTACGTTTTAAATTGGCAATCTCAATGTTTAGAGTTATCTGCCGCATCCGATAGTTGTATATCTCATACTCATATTGGTGAAACTTCTTTACCTGATTGTCAACTTGAACCTGATTTGCACGTTCAGCATCTAACTTTTCAATCCTTTTGACAAACACTTCGGCTTGCGTGGAAGCCATTGGGTGGACTATGGGATACCATTTGTCAAAGCTGACTTTCACTTCTTTTCCCTTTCAGCCGCCCTTGCATAGTAATACAGCACTTTAGAGCGAAGTTCTGCACTATCTGCAACACCAGCCCACGCTGCCAAATTATTCCAAATACCCGCTAGTTGTTCAGCAGAGCAGTTATCACCATTTGTGGTGAGCCACTGCGACAATCTTTGATGCCTCTCCGATGGGTTTCCCAGCCAACTCAGAGCGTAAAAGTCTGTAACTGTGCAAGGCGCTTTTGCACTCGCCCAAAATACCAAGCAAATAAGAAATAGCCAAAACCATTTCATTTCGACCAATAGTGAGTGATGTAACCGACAAACGTAGATATTGCCGACACAAACACCATGCCCATCCAGAACCCGCCACGGCCTTTGTTAGCCAACTCAATCAAAGTGTCCAACTGGCCTTCCATCTTGTCAATCTTTGCCTCCATTGACTCGACTTTTTGCTGAAGCGCACCATATTGGACTAAATCAATCTCGTTCATTTTAGGCTTTCTGAATGTACGCTAAAGAATAGTAAGTCGGAAGGTATGTCCCCACGTTGCTTGTAGAAGCCGCTGTAAAGCCACCAGTGTTGCCAACAGCGTAAGTGTTACCTGACCCCACAACAAACGAATCCTGAAGGTTTGGAGTGCCATTCTGACCATTACAGAGGTAGTAACCAGCAGGGATTGAACCGATCGAGCCAGACCACATAATAATGCCGCCAGATGGCACAGCGCTTACAGCCGCAGTCGTTCCAATAATTCCGTACAAGTTGTCGTAAGTTTGAATAACTGTCAGGTTAGCGTCAGTCAAAACAAATTTGTAATTTGACCCCGCGGTTAGCCAAACCTCTTGTGGTGGGCGGCCATCAGTTTGTAACTGAATAGGATTTGTATTGGCCACATTACCCGTTGAGGTTGTGTAGGTCGACTGAGGCGTGGTCGTGCCTGCGGCATAGGTATAGATAAACCCACCAGCCAAGGGGAGGCCAGTAGTGGTGAAAAATTGGAATCCGTTACCAATAGGGGAAAGATTGACTGCCATGTTTATTCCTTGTTTGCCATGCCGCTTAAATCAATTTTTACGGCTTTTGGTGATTTGCCAATGTCAGAAAGTTTTGTGCCTGCACCAGGCTTCAAAGATTCTTCAGTTTGTTGTTTCATGGCACGTTTTTGAGCCGATTCACGAATCATTGTGCCAACAGGAATCATGCCTGCGCCCAAACCATAATTAGCACCTTTTTCAAGAGCGCCCTTGGCAAATTCTTTAGCACCCGCCACAAATGTATTTGATTGATTGATGTAGCTTCCACGGGGCTGTGCTTGCGTATACCTAGCAACATTACCCAAAGCCTTTAACTGCTGGGCAGTCTGGCCATCAACTAACTCAAGTAACTTAGGGTCAATCTGTTGCAACGCTTTGTTATATCCCGCTTGGCTGAAGTTTCCATTGTTATCAACCACACCAGCTTTGCTTTTTAACCAGTTCACAACAGAAGCAGACACGGCTTGGTGGCCTTCAGAGCCCTGACCGAGTTGTTCCACTAATGTCTGTAAATCTCGCTTATTACCGCCAATAATGTATTTGTTGACAAACTTATCAGGGGCAACATCATTGACCGCGGCATCATATGCGGGGTCTTTTTTGAGCATATCAAAACGAGCTTTAGCCGCGTTTCGTGCCTCATTAGCCAAGGGCTTGAGGGCTTCTGCCTCACCTGACAATGGTAAGTCCTCTAAGGCCGTGCGAACGATACTAGAAGCCGCTTTAGCGTTGCCATCACCTGAACGCTCTGCCTTACGCATCTCAGACGCCAAATTAGTTCTCATGGCTTCAAATTGCTCAAACGTCATTGTCTCGCCATTTTTGTAGCGATCTAATTGTTTGGCCAGAGCAGGAGGCAAGAAGTCAGTCTTTAACTCTTTGCCCAACATCTTTTCAGCATTGATGGCAAACTGCTTTCCGTCAATAGGGAAGTCACCACCCGCGGCATCTTTGAGGGCTTTGTATTTAGCAGATATGTCAGCCGTGCGCGTGTCATCAAGCGTTTTGTAAGAATTGATGATTGATTCAGCGTTCTCTAAATGGTTTGTACCAAACACATCAGGGGCGGCAGTGTCCCTAATGGCGTTCATGTTCTCAATCAACTTACCATTTTGCTCATTAAAACGATTGGCCAACTCAGGGTTTTTGCCTCTCATGTTCATTTCATCAGAAAGCAAATTTACATCTTGAGAGGCTTGGCCTTTTGTCAAACGAACAGGCACAGGCAAAGTATCAGCTTCAACTGCGCGTTCTAGTGCAGGCCTATTAAATTCATGCGCTGGCGTGTTTCTTAGTTCAGCTTGTAACTCAGGACTTGCTTTAGCTAACAAGGCTTGAACAGCCGCTTGGTCTGTTGTGGCCGCAGCGCCCGCGCTTTGCAAACCACCTTTAGCCTGAAACTGTTGTTGCAGTTGACCAGGAGCGCCAACCTGAAGTTCATTGGCATATCTGTTTAAAGTCTCAGCACCTTTTACAAAAGGTTTGGCCACAACGCCCAAGGGTTTAGCGACCATGCCTGGCGCAGCCACTGTAGCCGTTCCAACCATGTTTTGTACGTCAGCAAGCGGTAAGCCTGTTTTAGACGCGATCCACTCAGCACCTTTGTTAATGTTTTGGCCAACAAAATCCATTAACTGGCGTGATGCCTCGCTTTTGTAAGCAGGGTTTTCAGTCACGCCAAACGCTTTGCCAAATGGTTTTTCTAATGCGCTTGTGACTGTTTGGCCATATTCCTGTGCTTTTTCAGGAGTAGTAAAAGGCCGAGTAGCCGCTTGAACCACTTGTCCTGACATTGGCAAAATGCCACCAATAGTTGTGTCAGCCAAAGAAGCAAGCCCTGCACCAAAGTCTTTTTTACCTTGTTGCAAGTTGTTGTAAAACTGAGAAGCCATCTGAGACATTGAAGTATCAGGCTTTTGAATTACTTTTGCAGGCTCACCAGCCGCGGGTGTAGATTCCCACAAGTTAGCCAATGTTTGCTCTTGTGCGGCTTGAGGGGCAGCTTGTGGCATAGCCTGAGGCATGGCTTGGGGAACTACCTTGCCGCCCATCTCACGGGTTAAGGCTTCAATGTCTCTTTGCGCTCTTTGGTCGCCACTGGCCAAGCGTTGTTTTGCCTTAGACATCTCGTCTTGCAAAACAGCCATGCGATCAACTTGACGTTTATCAGATGTTGCCGGTGCAGGGCCGGAATCCCAAAGTTCAGCAAGAGAGGCCATTATTTAATAATCCCCAACATCTTAGCTTGCATGATTTTGTTTGACAGGTCTTTGCGCTCTGCATCTGACATTGAACGCTTTAATTGCGCTACATCAGCGGCAGACATTTCCTGAAACAAACGAGGGTCAGCAATCTTGTTAAACAACTGAAGTTTTTGGTTGTAAACATCAGGATTTGAGGCAAATTGTGCCATGTAATCGGCTTTGGCCATGTTTAATTTTTCCACGCCAATAAGTTGATTGACAACGCCTTTGATAGCGCCTTCGTTCATTTTCTTATTAGGGTTTGCAATCTCAGCCAAAGCGCGAGCCGCATCTGTGTTGCCACCAGCAAGCGCTAACAAAGCGCTATTTTTGGCCAACTCATCCGTGGCAGTTTTTTCCATCTCATAAGCAGGGATGCCGACCGCATTGGCCACACCAGCCAACAACTCTTTGCGGCCACCACCAACGCCTGTAAACGCCTTCTCAGACAGATTGCGGATGTTTTGTAATGTGCCAATACGATTCTGTGCGTTTTTGGCTTTGTCAATAGTTTCAATGTAGTCTTTGGATGCTGTTTCACCGCCTGCTTGAAACATCTGAGTCTGAGCAGGGCCAACGCTAGTTTGCAAAGATTGACCTGGCTGACGTTGTGACAAAGGCCCAAGCAATTGGCCCGCACCAGTTTGAGAATTAACAACTTGTGTTGTTGGTGGTAATTCTGCCTCAATGGATTTGCCCACTTGTGTGCCAGGCGTACCAAACGCAATTGCTGAGCCCATTTGCACAGGAACATTTTTTGCGCCTGTAGAAACCATTGTGGCCGTTGGGAACAACTTATCAATCTGACTTTCAGCACTCAAAGCGCCAGTAAAGTCACGAGCAATCCAAGTCTTTAACGCGTTTGTGTCGTCTGTTTGTGGAATTCTCTCAATAGCTTGATTGATTACACTCTCATCACCACCAACGTTTTTGATGGTTTTTTTGTAGTGATTAACCACGTCATCGCGGGTTAACTTGTCTTCTTGCAATAATTTTACAGATTCACGTTTGACATTATCCAAATGCTTACGAGCATTTTCTAACTTAGCTGAGTTAACGCCAATTTGAGCCGTTTCAGTTTCAGCTTTTTGCTGTGCAATCCGAGTAGGCGCAGTTTCTTCAGATACTTTAGTCTCTGCCGCGGCTTTACGCAACGTCAAAGGATTCATTTGTTGGGCTTGCTGATAGTTTTGAACACCAGAAGCCAAATTCATAATGTCAGACAACGAAGTCTGCTTAGGCACAACGTTAGAGTAACCAGTAAAGAAATCAGCCATTCTTAACCTCCAGGTATAACAGCATTGTTTTGGCCTAACAAACTTGCCAACAATGCCGTGTTGCCAAGATTAGAAATTGTTGTACCCATGTTTTGAGCTTTACCAATAGTAGCCGCTGCATTAGCCGCTGCCAAACCAGTGTTTAGGTTAGTGGTGTTTGTGCCGTAAGCCGTACCCGCGCCAATACCTTGTTGGTTAGCAGTAGAGCCCATGCCCGCAATACCCGACAACGTGTTGTAAATGTTGTTGCGCTGAGTGTTGTAGTTATTAAACGCGTTCTGATAAGCGTTGCCGGCATAGTCTTGGGTGTAGCGATTCAAACCTGTCAGTGTGTTTCCAGACAAAGCACCGCCTCCAACATTTGCCGCACGTTGGTTGGCCATTTGCCCTTGTCCCAACATAAATTCATAGTTAGGTGCTAAACCAGATTTTAAATCATTTGCATCAAACTGATGTGTCAAATATGGCATCTGTTTGTTGATTTCATTCAACGCACCGACACCAGCTTCCTGATAAGGAGCAATACTTTTTAAATTTGTGTTGTAAATGTCGCCAAGAACACCCATAGACTTTTGGGCTGAAGCGTTTTGAATATCTTGACCAGAACTGATTGCTTTGTTAGCAATAATTGAACCAGTAGCGCCAAGCAAACCGCTTCCCAAAGCCGCAATTTGAAGTGGAGAAAGACCTGATAGCAAACCGCCACCAGTTGCCGCGGCAGTACTAGCAAGCCCACTTGTTGCACCATCAACGGCTCCTAATGTACCTGCACCCGCTGCGCCCGCTGCCAAACCAGTTCCAGCTAAACTTGAACCAAGATTTCCCGCAACATTTGCGCCTGTATTTAAACCAGTAGCGCCTAAAACTGAAGAAGTACCAGTTAAACCACCAGTAGGTAGTAATCCATCATTAGTAACTAATCCTGTGGGTGTTTGATATGTCAAACCTTGAGCGCCACCCATGCTTGACATAGATGCTGGGTTTACACCGCCAAAAGAAGATAAAGCACCAGATAAAGTTGTTGACGGAGCGCCAGGGTTTATTGTTAAACCTTGACCACCGCCCATGTTTGACAAATTAGCTGATCCACTAGGTTGTATTCCTTGAGCGCCACCCATATCAGTAATTGGATTTGTGCTTGTGCTGTTGGCCAATGAATAATCAGTAGCGCCAAGACCTTCACCGCCTCTTGGAATTTCCAAATAATTTGGAGCAGTTTGAGGAGTAGTTGATCCTAATGAATAATCAGTAGGCTGTAACTCTCCAATATTTTGTAATGGTGTACCAACAGCGGCTGGAGGCGCAGTATTTGCAAGATCATTTATAGATGTTTGAGGGTAATTAGTAATCTGACCTTGAAAAGGAGGTTGATCAGGAACAGGGTATGAAGTTGCAACTGGGGGGGGAGAAGCTGTGGGGGGCGCAAGATACTGATTAAAATCAGATGGCAGTTCTTGAGGAGTTTGAGAAGGGCCATATTCAGGCCCGCCAAACTGTCCCATTAATTGCTGACCCGCATAACCCAAAGCCGCGCTCTTTAAAACGTCACCAATGTTTCCACCCTGAAGCGCAGTCGAGCCGCCCGCAATCAATGGCGCAAACTCAGGAAAAGCAAGGCTTAAACCGATGGTCGCTAATGAACCAAGGGCAGAGTTGTCATCTTTGATTGTAGAAGTGGAAAACTTAGGGTTGCCCTGAGCATCAAAAGTTACATGGTAGCCCGTGTTACCTTCACCGCCAAAAAGACCTGGCGCTGTGACCGCGCTAGTGCTGAAAGGTGAAGCAATACGCTGACCAGTTTCTTTGTTGCCCAATAGACTTGAAGTAGTGATAGGCGCTGTGTAAACAGTCTGAGTGCCAGATTCTCCGCTAACATCTTGTGCTGTCACCTTGCTTGGGTCAACAATGTTTCCTTGCAAATCAACGTATTGACCGCGGCCATTTAGATTGACTTGGGTGTCATAAGGCACATCCACCATGCCAAGTTGGTTAATATCTGTGATGCCAGATGTGGCCAGATTCTCAGCCATCTTAGCAGCCGCGGCGGGGCTTACTCCACTTGCCGCAATCTGTTGGGCTAACTTTTGACGTGCATTAAGAACAGGATTGACAGGGCCTGCGCCAATATCAAATCCAGCCTCACCATCACCAGACATATATGAATTAGGGTCGAATCGCATTACAAATCCTTAAACATTGTAATAAGGGACTTTAAATGGCTTACCATTCACAGTCACGTTGATAAAGCCAACAGGATTTGCAGGCAAAGTTCCAGACCCAGCGGTGGCCGTTGCGCTACTACTGAAGTTTACCAAATTTAGGAAGAATTGTTGCCATGCCCGTGTAGGTCTTTTTGTCATAGGCTCTAAAAATTCTGACTGTGGGTAAGGGTTGATCTGCTGTGAGGAGGAAATTCCTGAAGTTGCCATTAATTTTCTCCTTGACTAGCTTTAAGGTTAGCGGACACAATCACCGCGTTTACGGGGTCGCTGATTGACACTTCGTAAATTCTGTCACGCGCAGTCCCCAAACGTCTCCAAATGGCACGATTGCGGTACTTTCCTAGCTGTCCGATGCTCACCCAATACTCACGCGACCAAGTTGATCCACCATCATTTGACCAACGAAGCATGGCTTGAGGGTTGGTTGTGGTGGGTGAATTTTGAGTAATCTTGTCGCCAAGGATGTAAACGGCATCAGGGCCGATGGTAAAAGTTGCAGTGGAGCCGATGTAGTAAGTCGAACCAATGTAGATTTCGTTGTTGAAATAAACCTCAGTCGATAAACCCGTAGTTCCAACGCCAGGCTGAAACTGAATCTGCAACTCATCAAAATACTGTCTTTGAAGGTCAGTCACCAAGTGAGGGGCGCGTCTTAATCTACGGATAGTCTGGCCATCATCCGTGAAATTAGTGCGGTCAAGCATATAAATCTTGCCGTTGTCATAGTCTCCGACAAGAACCATGCCCTGAAACAATGTGCAACAGTTACCGCGGTGGCGTTGATAAACGCCTTGGTCGTTCAGATAAAGCCACTTGTGCCACATCTGAGTAGCAACGTCATAAACCCATGTAAGGTTTAAAGAAGGGAATGTCACCACATAACATTCGTGACCCTCAAGCTGATATGTCCACGCAATCGCGTCTGAGATGTTTTGGTTTGCCAAGGTATTTTCAACCGCGTGAGTGGAAATCCTCTCAGGAATATAACCATTCATCTGCATGATTTGTGCTTGACCACGAGAGTTGCGTGAAACGTAAGCAAACGAATTACCAAGACGCGACAAGGAAAACTGTGCGCCTATGCCGTGTTGGGTAGAAGTGCCAGGGATTCTCTGAAATGGAAACGGCACAGCGCCCACATCTGTCCACACCTCAGATGACGCCTCACCCATCAAATAAACTTCGCGGTGGTCAACAATCAAAGCCACCAATTTATCGGGCGCAGCGTCTTTAAGGGCATAACTGACAGAGCTAGAAACAGGGCTTAAAAGATCAGATGCACCCCATTCCTGAGTGCCAGGGTCGTTGTAAACAAAGTAATTGTCCACAATGTCAATCGTATTACCACCGCTAAACGCTCCGTCTGACGATGGCAATACAGAGAATGACAAGGCGTAGAGTGTCCGAGAAGCAATCGATTGAGTGGCGCTGATTGTGTAAGTTCCCGCCCCACCAGTTCCAGTCCCCAAAGCCGTGATAATTAGATTAGCAGAAACACCCGTACCGATGATTGTTTGGCCAACATAAAGAGTGCCACTTGTCACCGCAGTCACAGTTAAAGTCGTGCCTGACATTGAGCCGGTAAACAAACAGCCAACAGTGGCCGTATTAAGCTGTTCAGCGGCAATAGTTTGCGATAAATTGACTGTGTATGTACCTACCCCGCCTGTACCCGTTCCGAGGGCTGTAATGACTGTTTCAGGGGTTATGCCGATACCATAAACAGATTGACCCGCGGCCAACACTCCGCTACTGACCTGAGTCACAGTCAAAGTTGTGCCGCTAATTGACCCTGTGAAAATCGCTGTGGAAGGATTAGAAATTCTCCATGTGTAGCGATAAGCACCATCCACAATGTTGACGTTGATGCCGTTGTCAGATATGCCTACGCGACCTGAATTGGAGTTAAGCAATCCAACAACAGAAGGTGTCAGGTTAGAGCTGAGAACATAGACATAAGGCCCACACACGGCAATCATTTGCTGACCACCCGACAAGGTGCGAACACCGCGGACTTCTTGGGCGTTTGAGAAAACTACTTTTGTAGTAAGACCTGGCGTTGGGTAAAGCGCAACCACCCCGCGATTGCCGCCCTGTTTTAAAGGGTCAATCTCAGGGAAGAAGTTAATACACTCCTGCGATTCTTGGTAAATCGAAGGTGCTTCGTAACTTGGGCCGACAAAACCAAAATCTGCCATTATTTATCCTTAACGCAGGAAACCGCCTGATAAAATCCAGCCGGCATCTTTTGCACGACCCACAAGCAACGCATCCGCATACTGAGCAACTTGTAGCGGCCCCATGTTTTTGCGCTTGAGCGTGGCTTTACCTTGCCCTGCAAACTTCTGAATCATCGCTATTTGCGTTGGTGAGGCTTTGCCGTACATGGGCATCAATCGCTCTGCCAAACACCATCTAATGGCCATTGAATAGCCTTGTGGCAGCACAATCGGAGTGTTCAGGCTTTCATAGCGACTAAAGATTGTGTCGGCAAACAAGTGCATTTCACCCTGAGATGGGTTTGGCCACACGAAAAGGTTTCCTGAATCTTCACCAGGGTTAAAGTAAACCGCTTTTGGCCAAGGGCCGTTAAGCGTCTTTAAACCGATTAATTCGTATTCTTGCAGGGTCAAAACCGAGACAGGATAGTCAAGGCCACCATTGGTGATGGGCTGGCCATTGGAGTAAGTGTTAATCCTGACAAACGCTGAGTTCAGATTTAAAGGCTTTTGGTAGTAAGCGGTAATCGCTGTAGAACCAATTGTTTGGTAAGTGTTTAATTGGTATGTACCAACTTCATTCACGTTACCGCCTGCGCCTGTCAGGAATTGAGTAATCTTCGTTCCCGCAGCGATGCCAGTTCCACTTAAAGTCTGACCTTGAGCAATAGCACCTGATGTAATGCCCGTGACTGTTAAGACGTTACCCGTAATTGAGCCTGTAAAAGCCGCGCCAATAAAGTTGGCGGTGCTTGGATTAGGGCCAATTGTGTATTGGGTTTGACCTGAAATGATCGGAAAAATAATTTCGGTGAAGTTAAACACCATCATTTCTTCGTTCGACCATTGATCGAGCATGTCGTTCAGCATATCAAATGCGTCTTGAGCCGCTTCAGGCGTTGGTGTCTCGCCAGCTTCCAAAGCGCCAATATCTTTTAGCGCCCTAGAAACAATGTCAATTGGCATTACCATGATATGTCCTTAAACAGTAAAAGTGCCAGGCATCCACGGAAGTCCTGATCGCTGTGGGTTTTTAAGCGCATTTAGCTGCTTTTCTAGGTTAGATTTTATGCTACTTACCCCGTCAACGATAGAGGCATCCTCAATCCATTGCACAATCATTTCTTTTGTCACTTGGTCGTATGGCGTCACCATAGTTGGAGAGTCAAACACCCAGTGTCCTTCAGACGCAATTGAGTATTGATCGTCATTCAAAGTGACTTTGTAACTAGCAGACAAAATCAGGCCATCGAGTGATGGCGCATCCATAATGTCCCAAACGTAATTCATGCTGAAGCCCAAGGCGTGCCTGTAGCCTTAACAGGATTTTTCAGCAACTCAATCTGAGCCGCCAATGAAGCCTCTGTCGCTGACTTGTCAACAGCGTTCCACACCCATTCCAAAACAGTTTCTTCTGTCAGGTCTGCGTAGGGTATAGCAGGAGTGCCTTCAGGCCATGAGACTGTTGCGTACGCAGAGGCAGAGTGTTCTCCATCTACTGCTGTTGCTGTCCAATGTGCTGTTGTGACAAAGCCTGTAGCTACGTCACGATCAAGGGTAGAGATTTTCCAAGTGGTAGTCATTTTATTTTCCTTTAAAGATTAGCGGCATCCAAACGTGCCTTGAGAGAGTCAATGATTGTTTGTTGTTCTTGAATAGCTTTAATACAAAGAGAAACCATACTTGCATAATGCAAAGCATCAGGAGTTCCGTCGTTTGCGTAATCAACAAAAATACCTAAACCTACCGAATCTACTTCCTCAGCAATCAATCCACCAAAAGTTTTTTGAGAATCTTTTTCTGAAATGCTTTGATAAGTTACTGGCCTAAGTTTTAATACATCTTCAAGTCCAAAAGTTGCCGTTTGAACATTCGTTTTGTATTTTATTGATGATGTCCCTCTATACAAAACACCACTTGAATCAACATATACGTTTGCAACAGAGCCAGTTGTATTGTTATAAGGCGAATTTGCAGCAGCACCAGTTACAAAATAACCATCACTACGGACTTGAAATAAGCGAGTTGGTGTTGAATTTTCAACATAGACTGCATTGGTTGAAGCTGTAGAATCAGCAGAAACAACAATAACCCTTGCTGTATTACCGCTACCGCCTGTTCCTGATTTGAAGTTACCGCTTGAGTCTATACGGGCACGTTCTGTAATAGCACCACCATTAGCCCTAGTGTGCATTGCAAAGTAGCTTGAGTAGTCACCACTAGTTGCATTTTCTTTACCAATTGACCAACCACCCATACCCGCATAATCACCCGCAGAATTGTATTTAAGTGCCGCCATCATTCCAGACTGAGGAGATGTGTTATACGCATCTGTACTTTGTACTTGCGAATTAAACTTCATACTGCCATCAGTTGTTGCTGGGCCTTGGGATTGAAAAGTTGCATTTGGTGAAGTAGTACCAATTCCCAAAGCACCTGCTGACGTTATACGGGCGCGTTCTGAACTGTTTGTTCCAAAAGTCAGCGGATAACTACCAGTAGTAAAAATTGATCCGTATGCGTCAATCATCTGCATACGCAATGAAGAAGAAATTGTAGAGTTGGTAATTACAATATCATTATTGTTTTGAGTTCCAGATACTTCTAATTTATAACCAGGGCTTGTTGTACCAATACCAAGTTTCCCACTAGCATCCAGAGTCATGGCTTGCGTGAACGTAATAGCGTTTCCTGCTGTGCCTGATGGGGCGTTATGCCATTGATGCTGACCATTTTGCATTTGGTACATCGTGGCGTAAGAAGAAGCTCCATATTTGTATGCAGGGCCAGAACCATAATATGCGTTGTTCATTACACGCATATCTCCAGAACCAGGACTCCAGATTGCATTGCCAGATTGACCAACTTCTAAGGCTTTACCAAGCGTCCAAGCACTAGGAGTAACTCCAACACCCAAATTAGTGCCATCAAACACTAGCGCAGAACCTGTAGCAAGCGCACTTGATGAAGATGCGTAAACAAGCCCGTTAGCAGTAAAGGATGACAGTCCTGTGCCGCCCTTTGCCGTTGTGACAGGGCCAGAAATCATGGTGCTTGTCACAGTAGCGGTGTCGCCCGATGTAATCATTGTTCCAGTCACCGCGGGAACGCTTATCGTGAAAGTAGACGCTGTGTTCGGGCCAGTCAGGTTAACTTGACCACCGAGTGTTGCTTGAAAGACTAAAGTTCCCATGATGTTTCCTTATGGCGCAATGACAAGTTGTGAGGCCGTCAAAGCCCCTGTGCTTGGGTTAAATTGAAGTTTAGTTGACGATGTTTT